AGCGGAGCGAACCCAGCAAGCCTTTTGTCGTGCCTAGCCCAACCCTCGGGCTAGGAGGCCACGCCCGACCGCGACAGCCGGAAATAGGGGTTTACCTATCAAATGTTTTGTTTCCATTGCTTCAAAAAGTAACTATTATTAATAAAAAGGAGTTACGCCGATGTATGGCACGAATAAATAGACGTGTTCAAGGTGCTACACGCAACACAATATCGGTTACATTACCGCATGATTGCATCATCGTCTTGAATAGAGCAATGAATAGGTACGGAAACAATAGATCACTAGCCCTTGAATACATCATCAAGGATTGGGAACGAGCAAGGCAGGCCGAAAGGGAGGCTAGACGATGACATCTTGGGTCGATAGAACATGGTGTGAGGACTGTAATACCTTTGTCAAGATTGGTTTGGTTTGGGAATATTGTGCATGTCCTGAATTCACTGTAGAAAACCATGGGGTGGTATCACAATGAAGAAGTTTGAAGGGTGGAGGACGAACGAACTACAATTTGTAGCTACACTCATTGCAGGGAGAGATATGGGACAGCAACTCCAACTAGGAGAGATCCCATTGTATGAAGAACTAATCAGAGAGATTAGGAATAGAAGAATTGCTGATGAGTTATTCCAAATGAAACTCAAAGGGATCGAAGAGGAATAATCCCCCCTAAACAACACTACCAAAAGTCATCTTTGACCAATCCATGTGTGGGGTGGCTTCTACAACACCAGAGGCTAAATCATCAATTCCCCAATTATGTTTGTCTGTTGGATCTATCAGAGTATAGCCGGTTGTTAATAGTAGAACATCTACAGCAATTTCTGTGGCGAGGGCTAAAGTTAGCGTTGAATATAACCCCATTCTCCAACCTATCATACCTTGAACACTGGCTTTACCAATGTTGACTATGTTCAATGCCGACCATAGATTATCTAACCAGGCATCTGCAAACAGTGCTGCATCTTGTCCCCAGTAGATCTCTCTGTTTTCCATATAAGGAAGATAGAAGTCCGACCAAGGACGCTGAGTTATTTGTTCAAGATTCTGATTTGAAGTAATGTTATGTGAACCAGGTAGGTAGTTAAAAAATAAAGAAGCGTCTAATTCTTTCTTTTTTTTTTACCCATCATAATTCATCCTGTAGAACATAGGAGCGTCGTAGTCTTTCCATATAGACCAGGTCTTTTTCTTCCATGGTTGTGGCTTGAACTACTAGATTGACTGGGTAGGAATTGAATGCCCCAGTGACATCTCCTGCAGAAGTTGAAAAGGTAGTCAAATAGATTCTAGTCCAGTGCATCTTTTCAGAAGCAGTGGGGTTACCAGAACCCCATGTGCTAGAAGATGTTTTGATAAATGTACCAGGGATATTGGAATTCTCTGCATAGGTTGTTTGCTCACCATAAATCACCGACATTAAGTCTACTGTAGAAGGATGAAAGCCCGGAGTAGTTCCTGCAATTTTGAGTATTAGTTCATCATCTCTAATCTTCCTAGTAGTAAGAATATCTAATTCTGTAATAATAGGACAGCTACCCGGACTGCCTATCACAGCTAGAGGAGTTCTATCTTTTTGAATATCAACTCCAGTTGTGAATGTAGTTAAATCCTGTTTAGTCCAACCTGAGAGATCAATATAAGTTCGATAAACATATGCTTGATAGGTTTGTCCACCCGGTATTTGCTCATAGTATTGCCATTCAGGAGTGATGATGTTGCTAAGAACTCCACTAGAAATTCCTGCAACTACACCAATACTAGGAGCCTGCTTATACAATTGATGGGCTTTAGGTTTAGGCATTACTTCATCACCCGCTTTGTTGCTCGATGTGCTTTCTTTGCTAATGCTGAAAAGGATGTGCGTGGGTGCTTCTTCTTTAGTTTAGCATATTGCTTCTTGTATTCAAGATTGTATTTAGATGCCTTACGCTTTACTTTACCTGCAGCTCTTTTTACAGCCTTGCCCGCTCTTCTGGTAGCGCCTCTAACTAATGGCCTGCATGCTCTTTCTGCAAATGCTGCAGCAAGGATTGGATCTACTCCTTTCTCTTCTAATGCTTTTTGAGCCAATCCACATAGCGCGTTCGCGGCTGAATCTGTTAAAGCATCCATCTAGATGCCTCAGTTGTCTGCAGCAGTTGATTGAATTGCGATTGCCATCCAGTCTTTTGTGGAGAGTTTAACTACTCGAGCCTTGACTCTGATTGTAGCTCGCCATTGAAAGTTGGCTACAGGAGCAGTTGAAGCATCCATAACAAAGTAAAGTTGATCATTCACTACCATTCTAGCCTCATCGAGTTTCCCAAAGATATCTGGAAATAGATCAGGACCAATACTCGATGTATTATTTGAATCATCGAACATCAACACTGCAGAAGCAATTAGACTCTGAGTGTCTGCAGATACGATCGCTCCACCCGGATTTAAATCAGTTAATTGGAAATCCCATGTAGTGTCACCAGAAGCAGCTCCTTGAAGGGCTGAGTTGTAAACATCATTTGCAGTGTCATAAGCCTGCAAAATGAAATCTACTTGCTCAATTGCTAATGCCTGTTGATCACCAACATCGACATACGCTCCTAAATCAATCGTGCCTGCAGTGTTGCCTGCTGCTGCTGTTCCCCCATCGAGTCTTTCCGTTAGCCAAAAACTACCTGTCTTACTGGTTGCCATGTATTTTCCGGTATTCGGGGTAGTTAATGAGTATATCGCCGTTATCCGCCCTTATCTTTGTGAGCGGAGCGAACCCAGCAAGCCTTTTGTCGTGCCTAGCCCAACCCTCGGGCTAGGAGGCCACGCCCGACCGCGACAGCCGGAAATAGGGGTTTACCTATCAAATGTTTTGTTTCCATTGCTTCAAAA